TCGCCGCCGCCAGGGGGCACGACGTCCGCCGGACGCTGGTTGCCAAGCTGGACGATCCCGACGCCTACGGCGCGGAGCGCATCGCGGTGTACGGCATGAACTACGACGAGCAGACCCTGATGGACTTTGCCGCCGGCAAAGCGGGTACCGCGACGGTGCCCTTCCAGGCCACGGGCTTCGAGTACCTGGATCAGGTGGCGCCGCAGTAAAAAAGCCGGGGAGCTCTCTCCCCGGCGGCGCGTCAGTCTTCCCTTTTATTCCTGGCCCCGTTTCGGCTTGTACTGCTCGTCCCCAAGCTCGATATACAGGATGAAGTCGTTGATCTCCTTTTCCGACCATCCCGCCGCCCGGAGGCCGAGGATCAGCCTGCTTGTTTCCGTCATATTCACCATAGCAACCTCCTTCTGACATGGAACCTTGAGAGCTTCCTAAAAACATTATAGCAATTCCTTGAGGAAACGCAAGAAAAATTTATTGCGGGAAAGGAGCACACGTATGGAAAACGAGAAGAACGTGAGCGTTTTGGACCTGCTGCTGAGGCCGGACCTGCCGGACGCACGGAAAAGCCTGCCGGAAAAGCGGATGGAGGTGACGCGGCTGACGGAACTGGCCGGGGAGCCGGTTGTCTTTACGCTGCGGGCGCTGAGCTACAACGAGATCCGTCAGGTCCAGGACAAGCCCCGGGAGGACCAGGCGGTGACCGCCGTCCTGTACGGCTGCAAGGACCCGGACTGGCGGGACAAGCGGCTGCTGGATGTGGAGAAGGGGATCGCGGCGCCGCCGGACGCCATCAAGGCCCGGCTGACAGCCGGGGAGATCGACGAGCTTTACATCGAGATCCAGAAACTCTCCGGCTACCTGCGGCGGACGCTGGCTGATGTAAAAAACGCATAGAGGCGGCGGAGGACCCGGACCTCACGCTCCTGTATTACCTGTTCGCCGCGAAAAACTGGGGGCTCCGGGATTTGAAAGCCCTCTACGAGGGGCGGGACGGGTGGACGGAGGTCATCCGGGCATTCGCCGCCAGACAGGCAGAGCGGCGGAGCGATGGCTACGCCTGGTAGGAAAAAGAAAACCGCCCTCCCGGCGGGGAGGGCGGGGGGATCAAACTGCCAATACGAAGAACAGAGGAATTCCAAACGCAAGCAGGATTCCTGTGAGAAGGTAGCTCCAGCCTTTTGTTTCGCGTTCTCCCAAGGGGATGGCCGCATACTTGCTTCTTCCGGCAATCATGCCAAACCCTGTGATGGTGCAGCAAATACCTGCAATGAAAGCAATACAAACAAGTATTGTGAACAGAAGCAGCATATGAACACCTCCTCTTATGGACTATATCACGATTCTAAACTTTAGTCAATGACGAAAGCAGGTGACTCTATGCCGGAAACGAGCATTGTCATCAAGGCGGAGGACCGCTATTCCTCCGTGCTGAAAAATATGTCCAACGTCACTAAGGCGTTTGACAAGGATTCTGAGCATCTGGAGCGGACCCTGCACGACCTGTCTGGCGAAAAATCCATCTTAAAGGCGGAAACAGACAAGGCCAGAAAAACCATGCTGGAAGCGCAGCGGCAGTTCGCCGCTACCGGAGATGAAGCGGACGCTTTACGGGCATCCCTGGCGGGACAGGAATATGAAGACTTCCGACGGAAAATGGAAGCCATCAACAAGACCATGAAGGAAACAGAAAAGCAAATTCGTTCTGTTGAGGGTGTGGCAAACAGCACTTCCGGTGGATCCAGCGGGAATCGGATCGATACCGTTATCAGTACGCTTGCAGCCAGCGGCCTCAGCGATATGTTGGGCGGAATTGTACAGGAGGGTGCAAATACTTTAATTGGCAGCGCCCTTGGTTCTGGGACTGGAGACGCACTTTCATCGGCCCTGTCTATGGCCGCCTCCGGGGCGATGATCGGGAATGTAATCCCCGGAATCGGAACGGCGGTAGGCGCGGCTGCGGGAGGTGCGATTGGCCTCGCCAGCGGAGCGATTCAAAACTTCCAAAAAGAAGACGAAGCCTTCAAAGACTACTACAAATCCCTCTACGAGGACACCAATGCCGCTACGACGGAAAGCCTGTCCTCCGGGTCCACGCTGGCGGCGGGGCGGGAGACCACGAAGCTGTCCTTCAACACCCTCCTGGGCGACGACAAGAAAGCCGCCGCATTCCTGGAACAGGTGCAGGACACCGCCAACACCACGCCGTTCCTCTATGACGACCTGGTGGGCATCTCCAAGACCATGCTCAGCTTTGGAACGGCGGTGGACGATATCATCCCCACGCTGACAAAGGTAGGCGACGCCGGGGCCGCGCTGGGCCTCGGCACGGCGGATATCGGGACAGTAGCGACCTACTTAGGCCGGATGCAGTCCAGCGACAAGGCGACGCTGGAATACCTGAACCCGCTGAACGAGCGGGGGTTCTCCGTGTTCCAGTGGCTGGCGGACGACCAGGGCGTCAGCGTCGGGGACGTTTACAGCCAGATCTCCAAGGGCGAGCTGTCCGGCGGCTATGTCAGCGACGTAATCCTGGGCCAGTTCGAGAAGCTGTACGCCGGGATGATGGATATCCAGTCCAAGTCCACGGAGGGCCTGGACAGTACGCTCCAGGGCTTGAAGGAGAATGTGGACGCCGCCGGGGGCGACGCCTATAACGAAGCGCGGAAGGAAGCCAAGGAGGCGGATATCGCCGCCTACAGCGGCCCGCTGGGGGACAAGCTGGCGGAGCTGAACGCCGTCGGCGGCGAGGTGAAGGCGTATGGGGAAAACCTGAGCGACCAGTACCAGCGGGAGGCATTGAACGCCGTACTGCTGGGGGATTTGGACAAGGAGACCACCGTCTTTGCCCCGGAGGACGCGGAAAAGTTAGAGGGTCTGCGCCAGCAGTTTTCAGAGGCGGAGGAGGCGTATAAGGGCGGCAGCGTGGAGGCCGGCCAGAAGATGGTGGACCTCAAGGAGGAGGCCGAGGCCTTGGCGACGGCGGCCTATGAGTCCAGCGAGTGGTACCAGAAGATGGAGGAACTGGATAACGAACAGATCACCGCCACACGGGAACTGACCGCAGGCTTGGAGGCTACTACCAACGCCTTGAACAAGAGCAACGAACTGTCCCGGGGCACGATGTCTACAGAGACAGGGCAGCAATCCGTTTTAAAGTTTTTCGGCATCGGCAGGACCGCCGAGGACAATCAAAAGAGCATGGATACCCTGAGAAAATTGGGCCTCTATGCTTACGGTTTAGACTATGTGCCCTATGATGAGTTCCCTGCCCTTCTCCACCAAGGGGAGCGGGTGTTGACAGCGGCGGAGGCCCGGACAATGGACCGTTTGTTTCCTTTCCCCGCAGGGGGATCTCCATCGCAAACCGACAGAGCGTTTGCGATGGAAAGAGCCGGTAGGAATGAAACGGTGGTTGGAATTGGCCCCGCCGACCCCGGCCTAAACGGAATTTTTAACGGCGGGGAAGCTGACAAAAGCCAGGGCGATTGGGCCGCCGGTACCTTTGCCTTCGGTCTGGATTCCGTACCCTACGACAATTTTCCCATCCTGCTCCATCAGGGGGAGCGGGTGCTGACAGCGGCGGAGACCCGGACAATGGATCGTTTGCTTCCTTTCCCCATGCTGGAACGCTTGGGTTCGGACAAAGAGTGGGACAATAGCGCCGCCAGCACCTTGGCTTTCGATCTAAACCCTGTACCCAACGACAGCTTCCCTGCCCTGCCCCGCCAGGGAGAGCGTACAGCGCCTCCAGCGGAGGCCCGGACAATGGACCGCCTGCTTCCTTTTCCCAAGTTGGAAAACTTGGGGGCGGACGAGGGGCGGGACAATAGCGCTGCCAGTACCTTGGCTTTCGATCTAAACCCTGTACCCAACGACAGATTCCCCGCACCGCTCCTCCAGGGGGAGCGTATAACGCCAGCGGCAGAGGCCCGGACAATGGACCGCCTGCTTCCTTTTCCCAAGTTGGAAAACTTGGGGGCGGACAAGGGGCGGGACAATAGCGCCGCCAGCACCTTGGCTTTCGGTCTAAACCCTGTACCCAACGACAGATTCCCCGCACCGCTCCTCCAGGGGGAGCGTATAACGCCAGCGGCGGAGGCCCGGGGCGGCGGGGACGTCCATGTCAACCTCCGCGTGGATTCCATCAATGTCCAAAGCGGGGGCGAGGATGTGGTGGACGAGATCGCAGCGGCCTTGGCGCAAAAGCTCCGGGCTGCCCTGCTGAGAGGAGGCGGCTGATTTGCAGATTATTTTCCGGAACGTGAAAACGAACCAGGAGCTCATTATGCCCGTGACGCCCCCCGACTTTCAGGTGGAGGAGGGCAGGATCGTGGAGAGTGTGGACATGACTGACACGGGGCAGGTGAACCTGCCGGGACTGCGGCAGCTCTTCAACGAGCGGAAGGAGTTCCTGCTGCCCGCCTCGGAGCGGAACTACACCACCGCCGGGTGGGCCGGGGGACCTTACGCGGTCGTGGACCGGCTGGTGGAATGGTCCAATAACGGGGATGTGCTGCGCTTCATCGTTACGGACACGCCTATCAACCTCCCGGTGCTGCTGGGACCTGTGGCCCATGGGCAGAGGGACGGGACGGGGGACGTATACGTCACGCTGGAGCTGCGGCAGTACCGGGAGCTGGCGGAGGAGAGTACGGAGGTCAACCAGGACACCGGAAATCTGGGCCGGGCTGCGCCCCAGGAGAAAAAGGAGGAGGGCTCGTACACCGTGGTGAAGGGGGATACCCTCTGGGGTATCTGCCGGAGGACGTATGGGGACGGGACCCTCGCTTGGAAGCTGGCGGAAGCCAACGGCATCAAGAACGCGAACCTGATCTATCCGGGCCAGGTGGTCAAGCTGCCGGATAAGGAGAGCCTGTGAAAGAAAATGTGTCCAAGTCGGACACACCGTCGGGAGGGGAACTATGGCCTACGATGATTTACTCAAAATCCGGACTTGGAGTTTGGACGGGTCCAAAACCGAGCACGTCACTTCCATGGTCCAAGCCAAGACCTGGAGCGGGAGCTATCGGGACTGCGCCCGGCAGCTGAGTTTTTCCATCCTCCCGGAGGCATTGGCGGAGCTGGGTGGCATGACAAGGCTGTACCTTGGCCCTGATATTCTCTTTTCCGGCCACATCGTCACCCGGGGCCGGGACAGCCTGGGGCATACCATCGACTGCACGGCCCTGGACAACGGGATGTACCTGAAGAAGAACAGCACTTACATGGCCGTGCGGAAGCAGACGCCAGAGGCCGTTACGGCCCAGCTCTGCGGGGAGTTCGGCATCCCCTGCGGGGAACTGGCGGCCACGGGGGTGCCCCTCAGCCGGAACTTCCTGGGCGTCAGCCTGTACCAGATTATCCAGACCATGTATACGCTGGCGTCGGAGCAGACAGGGAAACAGTATCAAATCCGGTTCCGCTCCAACCACCTCCAAGTGGTGGAGAAGGCCATCGGCCCTGAGAGCCTCCGACTGGTGCCGGGGAGCAACCTCCTTTCTTGCCGCTCCCAGGAGAGCGTTCAGAACATGGTGAACCGGGTGGCGGTCTACGACGACGGCTTCCGGAAGGTGGCCGAGTACGACAGCCCGGAAAACTATGTCGCCCTCTACGGCCTCATGCAGCGGGCCCTCAAGGCCAGCGACAAGGAAAGCCCGGAGGCCAGCGCGAAGGATATTCTGGAGCAGAACGGGATCTCCACCACCATCACCGCCCAGTGTCTTGGGAACGTGAAACTCGTCACGGGCAACGCCGTGGCAGTCCATGAGCCGGTCACCGGGACGGACGGCCTGTTCTGGATCACGGCGGACAGCCACACGGTGAAGCGGGGCGTCTACCAGACGAAGGTGACGCTGGACTTCCGCAATTTGATGGACGAACAGTCCGCCGGCAGCGTGCCAAAGGAGTGACAAGCGGGGCCCCCGCCGCAAACCAGCGGAGCGTTTGCGGTGGGGAAAGCCGGAGCAAACGGAATGGAACAGATGCCCGCCGCCAAGGCGGGCGGAGTGGAATGGAGGTTGTGACGGCGTGAAGGAAGACCCTTACAGCGGGCTTGTCAGCCTCATGCGGGAAGCCGGGAAGCCGGAAGGCCCCGTAGGGCCCGCCCATCTGCGGCTGGGGAAGGTCCTCTCGGCGGACCCGCTGAAGGTGGACGTGGCGGGGACGACCCAGGAGGCGGAGCGGATCTACATCTCCCACCGGCTGGTGAAGGAACACCGGGAGCTCCTGCGGCTGGCGTGTACCGGCGTGACGGCGGACCTCTCAATTTTTACTGCCTGTGGGTATGGCGCCCACAGCCATATGGATATCCACTCGGGGACCTGGGACACGCCCAACTGTGCGGCCACCCAGGCGGAACCGGTGCTGAAGCCGGGGGATGAGGTGCTGCTGCTGACGGAGGACGACCAGACATTTTATCTCATTGACAAGGTGGTGAAGGCGGGATGAGCGGCATTTTTCCTATCATCCAGCCCGAAATGGCGGAGGCGGGGTCCCGGCGCCTGCCGCTGTGCAGGGAGGTGGCCTGGGACTTCCAGGGCGGGACGCCTGTGTTCTCTGGGGGAAAGCCGCTGGTTGTCACCGGGAAAGAGGCCGTGAAGGTCTGGATCTGGAAAGCCCTGATGACCGCCCGGTTCCGCCACAGCGTCTACAGCTGGGACTACGGGAACGAGGCGGAGAGCCTCATCGGCAAACCCTTCACCCCGGCGGTGAAGCGGAGCGAAGCCGTCCGGTATGTCCGGGAGGCGCTGCTGATTAACCCTTACATCCGGGCCGTGCGGCAGGTGGACGTGACCTTCGAGGACGACGACCTGACGGTCTTCTGCGAGGCCGAAACCATTTACGGGGAGGTAAAGGTCTATGTTTGAGGATATGACGCCGGGGAAGCTCCGGAAGCGCATTTTGGAGCGGCTGGAAACGGACCTCCAGACCCGGGAGGGCAGCTTTACCAATGACATCATCGCCGCCACAGCGGAGGAACTGAGCGAGTGCTACCACAGCCTGGACGCCCTGCTCCCCGCCTTCTATGTGGACGAGACCAGCGGACAGTACATCGACAGGCAAGCGGGCACCGTAGGCATCGTCCGGAAGGAGGGCGCGGCCGCCCGGTGTACCGTCCGCTTCACGGGGACGGACGGCGCGTCCATCCCCGCCGGGGCGGTGTACTACACGGCCTCCGGGCTGGCGTTCTATCTGGAGGATGCCGTGACCATCCAGGACGGGGCCGGGGAAGGGACGCTGATCGCCTCGGAGGTGGGGGACGTGTACAACATTGCCGCCGGGGAGATCGTCACCGCCCTGCGGAACTACAGCGGCGTGGGCAGCTTTGCCAACAGGGCGGCGGATGGCGGCGCGGACCCGGAGACAGACAAAGCCCTGCTGGCACGCTACCTGGAGCGGATGCGGAAGCCCGCCACCTCCGGCAACCCTTGGCACTACCAGCGCTGGGCCAAGGAGGTGGAGGGCGTGGGCGCGGCCCGGGTGGTCAGCAAGTGGAACGGCCCCGGTACTGTGAAGGTGATCGTGGCTGACCAGGACCTCCGGCCCGCCACTGAGGCGGCGGTGGCGGCCTGCGCGGCCCACATCGAAGCGGAGCGGCCCGTTGGGCCGGAGGTCACGGTGGAGGCGGCGGGGGCGCTGGAGGTCGCTGTAGAGGCCGCTGTGACCCTGGACGGGTCCGCCAGCGCCGGGAGCGTCCAGGCGGTCCTGGATGCGGCTGTAAGGGAATATCTGCGGAACCTGGCCGCTGCGGCCTTCGGCGGGAACATGGATATGCAGCTTGAGACGATGGAGGCCGGGGCCTATCAGATCCTGTTTAACCGGATTGCCTTCCTGCTGCTGTCCATCCCCGGCGTGGTGGACTATACGTCCCTGAAGCTGAACGGCGGCGGGGAGAACCTGACGGTACCGGCGGACGCGCTGCCGGTCTTAACGGGGGTGACAGTTACGTGAGACCCTTTATCGACCGCTATCCCCGGTTCCTGCAGAACTCCCCGGAGTTCCGGGATCTCCAGCGGGCGCTGGAGCCGGAACTGCTGGCCCTCTGGGAAGCCCGGGACGGCGCGCTGGAGCAGTTGTGCGTGGAGACCGCAAGCTGGGGGCTCCCATACTGGGAGAAGACCTTGGGTATTCCGGTGGATACAGAAAAGGATCTGGAGGCCCGCCGGGGCCTGGTCCGGGCGCGGCTCCTGGGCGTTGGGACGGCCACCAGGGAGGCGGTACTGGCCCTCGTGGCAGGGTTCACCGGGGGCGAAGTGGAACTGACCGAGTACCCGAATGAGTTCCGCTTGAAATTGAAGTTTGGGTCAGACCGGATTCTGGATCTCCGTGCGTTGACGGAGGCCCTGCGGGAATTCCTTCCCGCCCATCTTTCTGTCGGGCTGGAGTTCTCCGCGTCGGAGGCGGGAGCCTTGCTGCGGCTGGGAAGCACAGCGGGACTGGGGGCAACCCTCCCCGGCGTGTCGGAGGCGGGCCGGGAGGCCCGGGCCGTGCTGGCTGTGGGAGGGCCGCCGGGGACGGCAGCGTGGACCATCCCGCAAGGAATTCCCCAGGTTCCGGGGGCGGTTCAGGCTGTCTTGGGACTGGGGGGCGCTGTGGGGGCGTGGACTACTACCTTCCCCGGTAGGGGGACGGCCTGGCAGTCGGCGCATGGAACCGTACGGGCCGGAGGAACAGGCGGAATCCAATCCACCGCGGAAACGGCGGCGGAAGAAAGGTAGGAGGAGCAAATGGAACACAGATTCAGCGTTACCACACACGGACAGGCGGCAATCATTGCCTGTACGGCATTCAAAAAGCCCCCCAAGCTTTGCCGGGTGGCTTTCGGGGCCGGTCTCGCGGAGGAGGGGACGGTGCTGGCGGACCGGCATGAACTGCTGGAGTATGTATCGGAGGGGGCCATCACCGCCGTCCGCCACCAGGGGAACAGGCTAAGCCTCACCATCCAGTACGCCAACAGCGAGCATCCGGATGTTCCAGACTTCCCGCTCTCGGAGTACATGGTATTCATCCAGAATCCGGAGACCGGGGAGGAAACGGATTTTCTGTACGGAACCCTGGGGGACTACCGCCAGATGGCACCGGCGTTCCGGAAGGGCTCCGCGCCCTGCGTCTTCGATTACCCCTTGGAGATCATTCTCTCCAACGACCTGACCGTGGAGATTTCCGCCCCCGCCGGACTTCTGACGTGGCGGGATCTGGGCGTGCCCGGAGGCGCGGCATCCCTGGACGACGGCGGGCGGATTCCGGAGGTGCAGATGCCCTGGCGGCACCTTGTAGCCGCCGTCCGGCCCCGTGACCCGGGCAAACCTGACTACGGTGCGGGAGGCGGAGGGGGTGGGGCTGCCAGCGTTGCCCTGGAAACAGGGCCGTACACCGGTGGGACAGAGGCCGGTGTGGTCGTCAACGGCGTCCTGTACGACGCTAAGAACATGAGTACGCACGGGGACACAGCCCCCGACGGTACAATTTTAATCAAAACGGAGGAACAGGAAAATGGCTAACACGAAGTATTACCTGGAACAGATCAAGCTGGAGAACGAGCTGAAGGACCTGCTGGTCAAATCCGCCAATGTGGAGGTCACCTACGACGGCGCGGTTATGAGCCTGGCCGACGCCCTGACCGCCATCTGCGGCAGCGTCTCCAGCGTGCCCACCACCAGCGCTATGAACGCCGCGATTGCCAGCGCGATCTCCGCCAGCGGCCACGCCCACTTTGAGAAGGCCGACGCCGTGCCCGACGCGGCGGACGCCAGGGAGAACACCCTGTACCTGGTGAAGAACGCCAAGACCAGGCACTACGATATCTACGCCAAGGTGGCCGGGGAGGCCGGGGACAGCATGGAACTGCTGGACGACACCACCGTGGACCTCACTGGCAAGCTGGACAAGGTAACCGGGGCCACCGCCGGGAACCTTCCCAC